GACAATGGAGATATTTTCGGCATGAGAGTAAATGATGATTTAACCGAACTAGTATTACATCAAGCGTTTATAGATGGAAATTTTCAATTTATAAACGGAAGTCCTATATTCATTGGAGACTAAAAAGTGAAAGCTAAAATTTTAACAGACAAAGAAGAGAAATCTATGTTCACTGTTCTGTGGGATGGATTAGAAAATCTAATTGCATCCATGGGAACGGAGGGAGACAAAAGAAGTTATGCTCATTTCACAAATAAAAAACGTCTTTCAATGGATGGAAACGACACAGAATTAAACGCTCTATATAGGACTGACTGGGTTGCCGGTAAAGTGGTCGACATTTTACCGGATGACATGACGCGCGAATGGGTTGAATATAATGGGGAAGATGATCCAGAAATAATTGATAAAATAAAAGAAGAAGATGAGCTGTTAGATATTAGCGGTAATTTTAATCAGTGTCATAAATGGGCTCGGCTATATGGTACTGCTCTAATTGTGATGGATATTGACGACGGACAAACTCCGGATATGCCGCTCAATATAGACAAAATAAGAGAAGGCGGTTTACGTCATATGAAAGTGGTGGACCGTCACCGTTTTGAAAAATCAGAAACTGTACCGATAAGTAATCCTCTAGATAAAAATTACGGAATGCCGGAATATTATCGTTTCGTCGAGACCTCCATTAAAATTCATCATAGTCGAGTATTGCGGTTTGATGGAATTAAATTACCCTTTGACGAATTCAGAAGGAACAATTATTTTTCTGATTCTGTGTTAGATCGTTTATATGAATCACTAATTAATTTGAACATAACTGCAAATGGTTCAGCTTCTATGGTCCATGAAGCTAATGTGGATGTCATTAAAATTAAAGGGTTGATGAATTATTTAATGACAGTGGAAGGTGAAAAGACTTTAAGGAAAAGATTTTCACTCGCTAACCTTCTGAAATCATTTAATAATGTTCACTTACTAGATAGTGAAGAAGATTTTCAGAAACAGAGTAATAGCTTCACCGGTCTACCTGATTTAATTCATGTATTCGCACAACTGGTTTCCGCGGCCAGTGATATTCCAGCCACTCGCTTATTGGGTATAAGCGCCAGCGGATTTAATGCCACTGGTGAAGGTGATTTAAAAAATTATTATGACAAGGTCCGTTCCCTCCAAATATCAGAATACAAACCGAAACTAGATTATTTGTTTGAAATTCTTCAAAGGAGTATGCGTTTACTGGAACCCATTGATTATAAATTTAATTCTCTGTTCCAAATGACTCCAAAAGAAGAAGCAGATCTACATAACATGGAGGCGCAAACCGCAAAACAATATTGGGATATAGGTGCGCTTGATGAAATGGTGGTTGCTAAAGAATTAAAACAGAAAAAGATTTATACAAATATTGATGAATATATTAAAGAATTAGAGGAAATGCCGGATGAAGAACTCACTTTTACCAATCCCAAGGCACTCGGTCTTAACAACGAACAACAGATTGAGAGCGGAGAAGAAGAGGAAAGTTCCCCCGGTGAGAACCCCGAAGACTCCTGAGGTAGCTTACCGGCGCCAATTAAATTCATTAGTAAATAATTTGAGGGAAGCCACTGGTGGAATAATTGTTCCCTTATTGAGACAATTTGAAGTAGAATATGTAAATGATTCCTATATTAAAGACGCTTATGCGAAAAGTTTAAGCCAAGCTTTCCAAAATTTAACTCAAAACTATTTAGGTATTGGGGAAGCTGCTCGTATGATGGCTGAATCATTCGTAGACGGCACCAATACTGTAAACAAAAAGCGATTTTACAAAGCGATAGAAAACGCGGTAGGAATTAATTTATCTACTGTGATTCAAAAGGAAGATTTAGAGGATATTTTAGTTGCGACTACTAGAGAAAATGTCGCTCTAATTAAATCTATACCTGAAGAATTTTTTAAGAAAATCGAAACAGCGGTATTCACCGGAACCACACAAGGTGCTGATGCTAAGTCACTAATTGACCAAATTAAACACATTGGTAAGGTGACGGAGAACCGTGCAAAATTGATAGCTAGAGATCAAACCACCAAACTGAACAGTTCGCTCAACCAACAGCGCCAACAGAACTTAGGAGTAGAAGAATATATATGGCGTACTGCCGGTGATGATCGTGTAAGACAATCACATAGAGATAATAACGGTAAAACATTCAAATGGAGTAAGCCGTCGAAAGTCACGGGTCACCCTGGAAATGACATACAATGTCGATGTGTTGCACAACCTATCATAAATGTGTAATTGCATTTATTTTTATTTAGCCTATAATTTCTTGTATAGTAGTACCTAATTTCGAGTGAAAACGTATGTTGTTCCTCCGGGATCGTTTAGCGCTTACCACGAAAAGAAAATATACCGATGAGGGATTCCTCGTCGTTCCTTCTCGTATTTCCAGAACAGGAATTCAACAATACTACGCGAGAGAGTTGGATTTAAAAGATCGCGAACCTGATGAAATAATAAAAGTTTATCGCCCTCCCGAAGAAGTCTTCAAAGAAGAATCCCTTCAATCCTTCGCTAATAAACCAATCACTGACGATCATCCTCCAGAATTAGTTGATGCTTCTAATTCTAAAAAATATTCTGTTGGTCATTCCGGTCATGAAGTTTCTGAAGACGGAATGTTTGCAGCAACTGAATTATTTGTCACAGACGCAGAAGCTGTTAAGAAAATAGAAGAAGGGAAAGTAGAATTATCCAATGGGTATACTTCAGATATCGTATGGGAAACCGGAACTACTCCGGATAGCGGTGAACAATACGACGCTATCCAGAGGAATATAAAGGGCAATCACATTGCAATTGTAGAGAGAGGACGAGCTGGTAATAGCTGCAGAATCTCAGATAAAGATCCTGAAAATTTAGGAGATCAAACTAAAATGGCCGTAGTAATTATCGATGGCGTTTCTTACGAAGTGTCTGAACAGGCTTCTCAAGCAACAGCTAAATTGCAAAAACAATTAGCTGACGCTGAGAAAAAAGCTAAAGAAAAAGACGAGGAAATGCAAGAGAAGAAAAAGGAAGACGAAGAAAACGAGGAAAAGAGTAAGAAAACAACTGATGCCTTAAAAGCAGAAGTTGACGCTCTTAAAGAAAAGATCCCAGATACGAAAACTCTTGATTCCATGATCGCTGATAAGATGAAATTAGTTTTTACCGCAAAATCCATCGTTAAGGATTATGAGTGGGAAGGTAAAGATAACGAAACAATCATGAAAGAAGTGGTTAAGGAAAAATGTCCTTCTGTTCAAATGGATTCTGTTTCCGCTGATTATGTTAAGGCTCGCTTTGATATGTTGGTAGAGGATCTTAAAACCGATAACCAACAGTCTTTGAATGATATGTTTAAAGATATCGCGTCACAAAATACCCAACATACACATAACGATGAAGAACTGGACAATCGCCCCGAGCATGTAATTGCACGGGACAAAATGATGGAACGTAATCGCAATCTTTGGAAATCTGAGGAGAAAAAATAATGTCAGCTCAAACAGAATATGGCATCAACATCCCGGTAGGTTATGCGGGGTTAATTTATGCGCAAGCTCCAAGTGATATTGTCTCTCGCCTTGTGGAAACTTCTGATGGTATCCCTTTTGGGGTTGCTGTTAGTCGCGGCACTGATACCGAGCGTCAAATTGAGTTGGGTGGAACAGATTTCCTCGGAATTACGATCCGCTCTTTGGAAGAAGAGGGTGCTGCAAATACCGGTGATATCCAGTGGGAAGAATCTGTTTCAGCGGGCGTTATGCGAAACGGTTACATTTGGGCGGTCTCTGTGGATGGATGTACGGCAGGGGATTCGGTTAATTATGTTGACGCAGATGGTACCTTTGGTACTGGCACTGCTGGTGCGGGTGAAACTCAGCTTGATGGAGCGTCCTGGGAAACGACAGCTTCCGCTGGTGATTTAGCGGTTATCCGTTTAGAAACTTCTGAAACCACTGCCGGTTCTTAATAGGAGATAAAAATGAAAACCTTAACACTTAAAGATGGATCTACTGTCGTTTTCGACGGTAATGAAATTTACTGTAAAGATTCTAAGGGTAATACAACCACTTTAGATCATATTGTCAAAGTGGCTGTTGAAAACAAATTGTTCGACGCAGACGGAGCATTTTTCTTCCAACGTCAATTGGAAAGAATTAAAGCTCGTAGTTATGATGTTAAATATGCGG